GTCTATCCGCCCTGGGCCAACTGTGTGCCCTGCATGGAAAGGTGGTGCAGCTCTACTCCGCAGGGGAGGCACCGGTTGCGTCGATGGTGGCGCAGCTGCGCGGGCTGATGAACGACTTCGGGCTGACCCCCGTTGCACAAGGGAAGGTGAGGCCGAATGGCGACACGGAAAAGCCGGGCAACAAGTTCGGGGCACTCGGCCAGCCCGGCACCAGGTGACTACGTTGATGTGGCGGTGGCCTATGCCACTGAGGCTGCAGCGAACAAGGGGAAGCGATTCGGACGCCTCATCCAGCTTGCCGCAAAGCGGTTCCTCGGCGACCTGAAACGCGCACAGAAGAAGGGGGCTCCGTTCTACTTCTCGCGCGAACATGCCAACCACGTCTGCAGCTGGATCGAGCTTCTACCGCACGTCGAGGGAAAGTGGGAAACCCCCGAGATCAGATTGCACGCCTCGCACGTCTGGTTTCTCGTGCAGTTGTTCGGCTTCCGCAAGCCAGATGGGAATCGCCGGTTCACTTCGGCCCTATTCGCAGTGGCCCGCAAGAACGCAAAGTCAACGTTGGCTGCAGCGATCCTGTTGTACTGCGAGTGCTGCGAGAACGAGGAAGGCGCACAGATCATCTCAGCGGCGACCACATTCTCCCAGGCATCGATCATCTTCAACGTTGCCAAGCGCATGGTTGAGAAGACGCCGGACCTGCGAGAACAGTATGGGTTGGAGACGTGGGCCAAGTCGATCAGCCGCGTGGAGATCGGCGCGAGCTTCAAACCTGTGCACGCGAAGGCGAGCACGCAGGACGGCCTCAATCCGTCGCACGTTGGGCTTGACGAGATCCATGCGCACAAGACGCCAGACCTACTGAACGTCCTACAGTCGGCAGCCGGTGCACGTGGTAACCCACTGTGGCTATTCACCACGACAGAGGGCTACACCAACCCTGGGCCATGGGCAGAGATCCGGCAGTTTGCCAAGCAGCTGTTGGAGGGCGTCTTCGGCAACACCGCAGACCACTACCTGGTGCTGTTCTTCGCGGTGGACAAGAGCGACGGGGACTTTGACGAGTCCGCGTGGTTCAAAGCTAACCCGCTGATGGACGTAAACCCGAAGCTGCTGACCGCGATTCGCAAAGAGGCGATCGAGGCCAAGGCCATGCCGTCGAAGCTGGCGGAGTTCCAGATCAAGCGGTTGAACCGGCCAGCATCACAGGCCAATGGTTTCATCCTGCTGCCGAAGTGGAGCAAGTGCGCGGGTATGGTGGATCTGGAGGAACTGAGAGACGTTCCGTGCTGGGGCGGGCTCGATCTTGCGAGCACAACCGACCTAACGTCCATGCGCCTGGTCTGGCGCGTGGAGGACCGAATCCTTACCTGGGGACGCCGCTGGGTGCCTGCCGAGGCTGTAAAGAACCGAAGCGAGCGCGGAACTGTTCCGTATCAGGGGTGGGTTACAGCAGGGCACATGGAGCAGACCGAAGGCGAGGTGACCGACTATGCGGTGATCGAGCAAGCGGTACTCGAAGTGCACGAGCGGTTCAACCTGCAGGCGATGGCCTTTGATAGGTGGAACGCCACTGAAATGGTCAGCCGCTTGGTCACTGCGAACGTTCCGATGGTGGAGTTCATCCAAGGAACGAAGTCGTATCACCCCGCTGTGCGGGAACTCGAAATGGCATACGTCGCCGGCCGGCTGGTGCACACCGGTGATCCGGTCCTGTCCTGGTGCGCATCGAACTTGGTTATTCGTCGGGACCATAACTTAAACATGGCACCGGACAAGCGTAAGTCGCCGGAAAAGATCGATGACATCACAGCACTCCTGATGGCGATAGGCCTAAGTATCCCGGCGGACTGCAACGAGGACGGAAATATGGACGACTGGCTGAACGATCCCGTGAGGAATGCAAGGTGAAAAGAAACAAGCCGATAGCCGGCATCATGGGTCGAATCGCCGCGGCGATTGATGGATGGGTGCGTTCATTCACGACGAGGGATGAAGAACTGTACGTGGACCGGGAGATGGTAAGCGAGTCAGGCGTTTCGGTCACTCCTAGAGCCGTGCTCCAAGTGGATGCAGTCTGGGCGTGCGTAAGGTTGATCTCCGAGACGATTGCGACACTTCCGCTGTCTATCTACGAGCGCACCAGCAGCGGTAAGCAGGTGGCTAGCAATCACCCGCTACATTTCGTCGTACATGACCAGCCGAACGCCGATTCGACGGCTGCGATCTTCTGGGAAGCCATGATCGTCGCCATGCTGTTGCGCGGCAACGCGCACGCGGAAAAGCTATATGCCGGGCAACGAGTCATCGGGCTGCAGTTCTTGGACCCGGGTAGGCTGACGGTGAATCAAGACGCCAAAGGAAAAAGGGTCTACACCTACAAGCGCTCGAACGGGACGCCCCGAGTCATTCCCGCAGAGAGAATATGGCGGATACCCGGCTTCACGTTGGACGGCGATAACGGCGTTTCGGTGATTGCCTACGGCGCAAAGGTTTTCGGGAATGCAATCGCTGCCGATCGCGCAGCGGCGAGGACCTTCAAGAACGGTCTATTGCAGACGCTGTACTACAAGATCAATGCCTTTCTGAAGCCAGAGCAGCGCACCGAGTTCAAGAAGAACCTACTTGGGGCGATTGAACGCGGCGAGACGCCGCTGCTGGAGGGCGGCACCGAGGCTGGAACGCTCGGCATCAACCCGGCTGATGCCCAGCTCCTCGAATCGAGGTCATTCGCTGTTGAGTCGATATGCCGTTGGTTCCGAGTGCCTCCATGGATGGTTGGACACACCGAGAAATCGACCAGTTGGGGCACAGGCATCGAGCAACAGATGATTGGCTTCCTGACATTCACACTTGGGCCCTGGCTTCGCCGGATTGAACAGGCCATCAGCAAGGACCTGATGACGCCTGCTGAGCGGATCAAGTTCTACCCGAAATTCACGGTTGAGGGCCTGCTTCGTGCGGATAGCGCTGGCCGCGCCGCGTTCTACGGTGTGATGGTGGATAAGGGCATTCTCACCCGCGATGAGGTCCGAGAGCTGGAGGACCGAGCACCGATGGGCGGCAATGCCGCCGTGCTGACCGTGCAATCCGCCATGACCACGCTGGACAGCGTTGGCCAGGCGTCCGATGTAAACCAAGCCAGGGCCGCGATCCGCGCGTTTCTCGGTTTCGACGACGACAAGAAGGACTGACCACATGACGATCAAGACGCTGCCGGGTGTCCCGGAGGGTCGCCCCTGCGCCGCTGTCAGCAGCCAGATCCAACCGCGCGCCCTTGACCGCTGGGAGGCTGGTGTCAGGGCGGCTTCCGACACCGATGCAGAACGATCCATCAGCATCTACGACGTGATCGGCTACGACTATTGGACCGGCGAAGGCGTGACCGCCAAGCGCATCGCGGCATCCCTTCGTGGGATGGGGAAAGGGCCGGTCACGGTCAACATCAACAGCCCGGGCGGCGACATGTTCGAGGGCCTGGCGATCTACAACCTCCTGCGCGAGCACGACGGCGAGGTCACGGTGAAGGTGCTGGGCTTGGCCGCATCGGCTGCGTCTGTCATCGCCATGGCCGGTGACACGGTCCAGATCGCACGCGCCGGCTTCATGATGATCCACAACGCATGGGTGGTTGCTGTTGGGAATCGCCATGACCTTGCCGACGTGGCCGCAACGCTCAAGCCCTTCGACGACGCAATGGCCAGCATCTACGCGGCGCGCACCGGTGCCGAGCAGAAGGCGATGTCCAAGTTGATGGATGCCGAGACATGGATCGGCGGTGCGTCCGCTGTGGAGGACGGCTTTGCCGACGAGCTGCTCGCCTCTGACCAGGTGGAAAAGGGCGCCAGCAAGGAGAATGCCTCAGCAGTTCGCCGCGTGGAGGCAGGCTTGCGCGCTACCGGCATGCCGAAGTCCGAAGCCATGCGTTTGATCAGTCAAATCAAGTCCAGCCGGGGCGAGCCCGCTGGCAGCGGTGAGGGTGATCCCACCGATAACGGCCGCAAGGCCATCCGTGTGCAGGCAGAACCTCTGCCGCGCCTTTCGTTCAACCTCCCGCAATAGGAGCAACACCCAATGAAGTCCATGAAGCTCTCCGCGACCTTCTACATGATCGTTCTCGCCATCGCCTCGGCGATTCCCCTGTTGGTCGGTGCAGCCACGAACCTGTCCCTGTCCGTCATCGGAATGAGTTTGCTGGGTAGTGCAGGCGCGGTCGCCCTGGCAGCTATGCTGATCAAGCCCAGTGCCACCAAGCAGTTCCGTTGCCACTCGCAGTTCGGCGATGTCGGCGAAGACGTCGAAAAGCAGTACAAGCAGGTCAGTGCCGATCTGAAGACTGTCGGTGACCAGCTGAAGTCCTACGCGGAAGTGGCAGCGAAGAACTCCGAGCTGTCGTCCGAGACCCGCGCAAAGGTCGACGAGATGCTGACTAAGCAGGGTGAGCTGCAGGCCAACCTGCAGGCGGCCGAGCAGAAACTGGCAAAGATCGAAGCCAACGGTGCCGGCGGTGACGTGCAGCACCAGACCTTTGGCCAGCAGTTCGTCAACGGCGACGAGTTCCAGGCCTTTGCGGCCAAAACCACCCCGCGCGGTCGCGTCGACATGACGTTCAGCGCCGCAATTACCTCGGTCACCACGGACACCGATGGCGCGGCGGGTGATATGGTCACCAGTACCCGTCTGCCGGGCATCATCGCACCGCCGGATCGCCGTTTGACGGTACGCGACCTGATCACCCCGGGTCGCATGGACGGCAATACGTTGGAGTACGTGAAGGAGACCGGCTTCACCAATAACGCTGCGCCGGTTGCCGAGGGCGCCAAGAAGCCGGAGTCCAGCCTGAAGTTCGATCTGGTGAGTACCACTGCGAAGGTGGTCGCGCACTACATGAAGGCTTCGCGCCAGATCCTCAGCGATGCCTCGCAGCTGGCCAGCTACATCGACGGTCGCCTGCGCTACGGTCTGGCCTTCAAGGAAGAGCAGCAGCTGTTGAACGGTGACGGCACCGGCCAGAATCTGTTGGGCATCATCCCGCAGGCCACGGCCTACGTTGATCCGATCACCTTGGCGGACGCCACCGTGATCGACAATATCCGCTTGGCCATGCTGCAGGCCCAGTTGGCAGAGTTCCCGGCCAGCGGCATCGTGATGAACCCCATCGACTGGGCGCGTGTCGAGCTGGAGAAGGACACGACGGGCCGTTACATCATCGGCAACCCGCAGGGCGTCATCGGCGCCACCCTCTGGAACCTGCCGGTGGTGACCACTCAGGCCATTGCCGAGGACAAGTTCCTGACCGGCGCGTTCCGCCTGGGCGCTCAGGTGTTCGACCGCTGGCAGGCGCGCGTAGAGGTGGCCACCGAGAACGAGGACGACTTCGTCAAGAACCTGGTGACCATCCTGGCCGAAGAGCGCCTGGCTCTGGCCGTGTACCGCCCGGAAGCCTTCATCTACGGCGATCTGGGCAACGTCGCTTAATCCACCGTTCCAGAGCAACCCGGCCTGCCACAGTGCAGGCCGGGTTTGGAGATGACCATGCTGATCAAGTTCAAAGAGCCCGACCCGCGCGCTGGCAACACCGTGCGGATGGATAGCAGCCGCGGGCAGTACTTCATCGACACCGGCGCCGCCGACGCCGTGACCGAGCAGCCCAAGGCAGAGCGGCCGGAGCCGGTGCTGGAAGAAGCCATAGTCACTCATGTTGCTGCGGAAGCCGCCGACGCCGTGACCGAGCAGCCCGCTGGCAAGAAGGCCCGCCAAGGCAAGGCCAAGGCTTGACCATGGAGCTCATCACCCTTGAACTGGCCCGATCGCACTGCAGGATCGATTCGGAGGATGACGCACTGCTGGAGCTGTACGGCAGCGCATCAGAAAGCGCGGCGCAGCAGTTCCTCAACCGTCGGGTATTCCCGGACGCCGATTCCATGGCTGCCGCCGTTCTCGATGGCACTGCTGGCATCGATCCCATCCTCGTCAATGACTCGATCAGGGCCGCTGTCCTACTGATGCTAGGCCACCTATACCGAACGCGGGAAGACGTACAGGGGAGTGGTGGGGCGACAGTGCAGGTACCGATGGGGGCGCACAGTTTGCTCTGGCCGTACCGCATCGGCTTGGGGGTCTAATGAGCATCGGAGCCGGAGAGTTGCGTCATCGCGTGCTGATCCAGCAGCAGGTGACCACCCGAGACGATGACGGCGTGTCGTATACCACCTGGGTCGACGTGGCCATGGTGTGGGCCGCCGTTGAGCCGCTGTCGGCGCGTGAGTTCATCCAGTCCGGGCAGACGCAGGCGGCGGTCACGGCGCGCATCACGATCCGGTACCGCGCCGGGTTGCAGGCTTCGATGCGCATCCTGCACCGCAGCCAGGTCTACAACATCGCCGGCCTTCTGCCCGATAAGGTGTCTGGCCTGGAGTACATCACGATCCTGGTGTCAGGCGGCGCCAATGAGGGGCAATAGCCATGGATGTTGGCCGCGTAGAGATCAAGGGGGCAGACGAGATTCAGCGCCTACTCAAGAATCTTCCCGTCGAGGTCGTGAGCAAGCGTGGCGGCCCGGTGAAGCTTGCCCTTGCGAAGGGCGCAAGGTTCATCAGGGATCGCGAGCGAGAGGCACTGCGCTCGGTCCTGGTGGAGGGCGACCAGTCTACTGGCCTGCTGGAGGAGAACATCATCGCAAGTCGCGGCAAGCCGCCCAGCGGCGGCAACGGCGAGCGTTACCTCGTCAGGGTCAAACGGAAGATGTACCCAGGGCGGAAGGGCCAGCGCGTGAGTACGCTGAAGTCGGCGCAGATCAAGGAATACGGCTCCTCGAAACAGGCCTCCGCTTCGTTCATTCGTCGCACCGTGCGCACCCATGGCGGTCAGGCCATCACCATCATTGTCGAGGATCTGAAGGCGCGCCTTGATCGGGTCGTAAAGAAGCTCGCAAGCAGCGGAGGTGCCGCCTGATGTTCCCGAAGGTTTATAGGACGATTCACACCCCCGCTGTCGCTGCCATCGTTGCGGACAGGATCGGAAGGCATGGCGAGATCGGGCCGATAACGGACAAACGCTACATCACCTGGCAGATCATCGGTGATGACCCGCAGCTGCAGCTCAGTGGCGAACCATGCACCAACTTCACCGCAGTGCAGATTGACTGCTATCACGACCAAGATGCCGGCGCGGAAGCCTTGGCAGTCGCGGTGCGGGCCGCGCTCAATGCCGCTCGCATCGCAAACCGCGTTGTCATTGATGGCCGCGACACGGATACCCGTCTGTACCGGGTAGGCCTACAGGCCGACTTCATCGGGCTTTAGCTCGAACCACAACCCGCAATGAGCCGCCGTTTGGCGGCTTTTTCTATGCCCGGAGGAGGGCTAAGCAATGGCCGAAACCGACGAAACCGTACTCACCCAAGGGACTGAGCTTTTCTTCGTTGACACGATCACCACGCCGGGAACTCCGCGCCTGGTCAAACTGAACTGCCCCACGGGCATCACCGGCATGGGTGGCGGCGCGCCGTCCCAGATCAGCACCACGTGCCTGGGCAACAAGGTGGGTGAAACCTCCAAGCCCGGCCTCAACCAGGTTGCGTCCCTGTCCGTCCCCTACAACTTCAAGCCGACCCGCATCTCCCATCGCCTGCTGACGAAGATGCAGGAATCAAAGCAGGTCTTCCACTGGATGGCCTGCCTTTCCGATGGCATCGATCCCCCGGAGCTGGAGGCGGATGGGACGCTCACCGCGCCTGAGGGCCGAACGTCCATCGAGTTCGATGCGTACGTGGCAACCAACACCCTGGACATCGCCACCAACGAGATCGTGCGTGGAACCGCAAGCCTGACCCAGCAGGCAGAAGGCCAGGTACTCCACTGGAACGGCGGGGCAGTCAACAACGCCGACCTGGTGCCGCCGCCCGGCCCGTAGTCGACACCATATGCGCCGGCTCCCAACGGAGAGCCGGCGCTACCGAGGAACAACATGCAGAACATTCCCGCATCCATGTTCGTCTCTGACGAAATCCACAAGCACCCGATCAAGCTGCCTGACGGGTCCAGCCATGACTTCAACTTCCGCGAGCTGCCGAGCATCGACTTTCGCCGCATCATCCAGATTGAGGCGAGCAAGGATGCCGAGGAGCGCGCGTCCGCTTGGGCACTCGCGATCTCGCTTTCCATCGTTGACGACGCCGGAGAGCGCGTTCTGACGATGGAGCAGGCTGCAAAGCTGAAACCGTCCGTATCAGTTGCGATGTGGGCCGTCATTACCGAACTGAACAAGTTCTCGGGAAAAGCTCCTTCGTCGGTCGAGGCGGCGAATGGTTCCGATACCAGCTCGCATTGAGCCTTGGGAAAACCCTCGGGGAGATCGATGCCATGCCGCAACGCGAGTTGCACGGGTGGCGTGAGTTCTTCGTTCTTTACCCCTTCGATGACCACCACCGCTTCCACAGGCCGGCTGCATTGCTTGCGGCGGTGTTTGGCGGGAACTACGACAACAGCATCGCCTTCCTCTCGCCACGTCCAAATCGCGTGAATGAGGCGGATGCCCGCACCCTTGCCGCCTTCGGCATAAAGACCCAGTAGGAGGCCAACGATGGCAACTGCAGGCTCAATCGTCATTGATTTGCTGATGCGAACCGGCTCCTTCGTGACCGATTCGGAGCGCGCAGAGAAGGCGGTCAAGAAGCTCCAGAAGGCCGCAAAGGAGATGGGGGCGGTTCTTGGCGCCGGACTGGCGACCGCCGCAACCTCGTTGACCATGCTGGTCAAGTCATCCATCGACACAATGGATGAGATGAGCAAGACCGCCAAGGTCTTGAACATGGGGACGGAGGACTTCTCCAAGCTGGCGTACGCCGCAAGCTTCGCGGATCTCTCCGTCCAGGATCTGCAGACGACTATCGGACGCCTGACCAAGGCGCAGGCCGAGGCGCTGGACCCGAGCAGCAAGCAGGCAAAGCTCTTCGATGCGCTGGGCATCAGCATCAAGGACGCCAATGGCAAGCTTCGCCCGACCATCGATCTCCTCTACGACTTCGCCGATGCCTACAAGGCACAGAAGGGTTCTCAGGAAGTCGTTGCGGCCGGGATGTCGATCTTCGGCAAGAGTTTCCAGAGCCTGATCGACCTGTTGAAGGATGGCTCGCAGGGATTGCGTGATGCCGGGGCGGAGGCCGAAGCGTTCGGCCAGGTCGTTTCCGGTACTGCGGGCACCAATGCAGAGGAGTTCAACGACAACCTGGCGCGGATGAAGATCTTCGTCCAGGGCGTCGGGAACGCCGTCGCTGCCGACCTGCTGCCGGACCTGTTGAGCATGTCCGGCCAG